AAGGTAGTCAGGCAAACAGAGTTCTTGAGCTTGGACAGCAGACAGCCGAAGAATTAGCGGTATTGGCAGATCGAGAATTAAAAAAGGTAGAAGATTCTCCAGCATTTAAATTCCAAAAAGCAATTGAAGATATAACAGTTGCCTTGGCACCATTAGGAGAACAGTTCTTAAAGCTTATTACTCCAATTGTTGAATTCGTTACAGGAATGCTAAAGAAGTTCAACGACATGAGCGAAGGCTCTAAGACTTTTGTTGCTGGCCTAATTGCTACCCTAGGACTTGTTGCCCCAGTAGTACTGATGACCGTAGGTCTTGTTGCTAACGGTGTTGGTAACCTAATTAAAGGATTTAATTCTCTTAGACTATTCTATAACAAGCTTGGCGGAGACTCCACTGGCTTAGCTAGCTCAACACAGTATTTGACACAAGAACAGCTAGAGGCAGCTGCAGTTGCAGCCTCCCTTGGACAGTCTCATGCACAGCTAGCACAAATCTTTACTTCTGAAACACAAGCAGTACAAGGCCTAATTGCTGCATACCAGCAAGCAGTAATTGCTGCTAATGCTTTAAGTGCAGTTGCTCCAGTTGCAAGAGCTAGACCAGAAATTACTGTAACCACTAACTCCAGAGGTGGTCGACGTGCTGTAGCTCCACAGGGATATGCAGATGGTATAGTTTCTGTTCCTGGTCCAAAGGGGGCAGGAGATATTGTTCCTGCAATGTTGTCACCAGGGGAAGCGGTTATTCCTGCCGAGCAGACCGAAAAGTACGGTCCACTAATTGCTGGTATTGTTGCAGACAACATTCCAGGATATATGGCATCCAACGTAAAAAAATCTTCAGCGACGCTTGACCTTGACGATCTAAGCAAACTAACCCCAAAAGAGCTAGAAGCTCTAAGATCTTTCAAAAATGTCTCCGAAAATACAAGAAGAAGAACGCCAGCAGCGGAAACAAGCATAGAAAAAATTAAGTCTGTAGAGGGTATTAGGACAAAGCCAGAAGACGTTCAAAAACTTTTGGCAAGGCTAGATGTTAATCCAATAGATTCATTAAAAATGATGAGCAATCTTGCAGAAGTTGCAACAACACAAACCGTCGATGCTTACGAAGAGTATGTTAACACAATAAAATCAACTTATGAAACAGGAGCTAAAAAACTTGATGGAACTGTTAAAAGCTCTCAAAAGTTTAGAAAGCAGGTAAAAGAAGCTGCCAACTTTGTTTCAAAAAATGATCCATTAGATGCTCCAAACCTTATGCATGTTGGAGAAGGAACTAGCGTCTCTGGAAAAGAAGCAGCTGCCTTAAATAAACAAGGAAAGCTAAACGTTTCCCCAGGTGATTTGAAAAAGATTCTGGCAAATCCAGATGCAAAAATAGACATAAAGTCTCTTTTTGGTGCTGACAACTTTGACAATATACTAAATAAAAGGCTAGCTGGTGCTGGAATTTCCGCAGAAGAACTTTCTGGAGGACTTAAAGATGCTGGTCCAGAAAAATGGAATAAGTCCATAAGGCTAGTCGGAGGAAACATTGAAGAGCTGACTGACGAGCTGTTAATTTTTGACGAATCTGTTCAGGCGGTAACTGACTCAGTACCAAAGACTACTGTTGTATTTGATAGTCAGGTAAAAGCTGAGGAAGCAAGAGCAAAAAAGATTGCAGCAATTAGCACTCAAGAAATAAATTCAGAGGCAATAAGAAGAGTTAAAGATCGCATTCCAAATCTTCTTCCACTTATAGAAAAAGCTGCATCCACTCCAGGAGAAATTAGAAGTGTTCCAATTGGTATTGAGGCAGACTCTAACAGAAGAGACATTTCGAGTGGGTTAGGAAATGCTAAACTAGCCGCAAGAGCTAAAGAAGAGCTTAACCGTGCATTCCCGATAGAAGAAATCCGACAACTTTCTCAAACTTCTTCTGTAGCATCACAGGATATATCAGAACAGTCTAAAGCAAATGCAGGACTTTCGGCTGCTTCAGATATGGCTACAAAAAATGCCAATGAGCTAGCAACGGCAACAACGCTTTTGGGTCAAAAAGCGGCTTCCGCTTCCGCTGCAATGGCGGTAACTACCAACTCTAGAGGCGGCAGGCGTGTTCAAACTCTTGCAAGAGGAACTCTTTCAGTTCCTGGACCTAAAGGTGCTGGAGATATTGTTCCAGCCATGCTCTCCCCTGGCGAAGCGGTTATTCCAGCCAAGGTAGCAGAAAAATACGCACCGTTTATTCAGGATATGATTGCTGGAAATATTCCAGGATTTATGAAGGGCGTATTCCTTGGAATGCCAAAGTCAGCAAAATCTGTTTCTAAGGGTCGCACAGCAGGAGATGAAATATACGAACTCTTTAAAAAGAGTAGTTATGCAAATACTCCTCCAACAGAATATGGTCACCAGATTTCTCCTACGACTGGACACAGCTTCCCAATCTTTGGTCTTGGCGGGGTATACCAAAAGGGAGCAAAGCAAGTATTTGTAAAGCCAATGATGGACGAAACTGCAGCTCTTGCAGAAATGAGAGCTACAGCAATTGCCAGACAGGCCCATGGATTAAAGGCACCAGAACAGCGGGTAGTTGTAATCAGAGACCCAATGGATGTGAAAAGACAAAGAAGGTTCTTAGCCCTAGAGTCTGATCTAGATCCAACATTTGTTAATACTAATCCTATGGGAGTATTTAACGAAGAGCAATACTTTAGACAGCTAGCGGCATCACTACTTCGTGCAGATAAAGATTTATCTCCTGCTAATGTCTATGGAAATGTTGTTGCCGACGTTGGACCTGCTGGGGTATTTGACAGAGCCTCTGGACTAAGACAATATTCTAAGAATCTTCCTTCTATGGAAGACCAAGCACTTGTAAATCTTCTTGGAATTAAGGGCGGTGCCAAGAGAGCTTTTGCAGAATCTACCCTTGGATTAATGGCTGGCCTGACTCCAGAGCAATATCACCAAAAGATGATTTCAGAAATTCAAAGGGTTCTTCCAAAACTTAAAGCAACTATTGCATCATTCGGACTAACAAATCCAGCAGACATCGGAATGTATGATGACATGGTTAGAAGGCTTGAGGCTGGTCTTTCTGTTGACTGGAGTAAGTTCCACAGCGTTCATTCAGCTGTAAAGATTCCAAAGCCAAAGAAGGTTAAAGAGCCAGTTGGCTATGCTAAGGGCGTTGTATCTGTTCCAGGACCAAAGGGAGCTGGGGATGTTGTTCCTGCAATGTTGTCTCCAGGAGAAGCCGTTATTCCAGCTGCCATGGCAGAAAAGTATGGACCACTAATTAGCTCTATGATTTCTGGAAATATTCCAGGGTACGAGGGTGGGCTAGAAGCTGCTGACTCAGAAAAAGCCGAAAGAGATCAAAGAAGAGCAAACAGAAAAGAAACTGTTCAAAGAGTTTCTGGTCGAATTTCTCAGATTGGAATGATGGGGTCTATGGGGGTAGGTGCTGCATCAATGGTTCCAGGAGTGGTTGGAGAAATTGCTCAGCAATTAGCGGCTCCAATCATGGCCCTATCCACCTTATCGATGTTTATACAGGGGCCATGGACCGCAGGAATTGTCGCCGCTATAGCTGTTATTGGAAGCTTGTGGTATGTTCAGGATCAATTATCTCAATCTTATAAAAAGGCTCAGGTAGAAGCTATAAGGCTTGGAGAAGCCATTGGAGGAAGTACTGAGGCAATTAGAGGTCTTGCAGAATTTAGTGGAAAAGTAACCGCTGGAGAAGTTGCAGAAAAACGAAGAGAAAACAAGTTTAGATTGATGGGGGTTGCACCAGGAAAAACTACTTTTGGAGAATCCTTTATTAAGGACGAGGCTGGGGTTGCTTTGCTCAAAGACTTAAAGATGGAAGTTGCAAATAGTGGCGGAAACACAGCTTCAGCTCTCCAGGCTGTATCTAGCCAACTATCAATGGCTGTTGTTTCTGGAGCGTTATCACAAGACCAAGCAGGAAGTATTGCGTCTCAAATAGGATTAGAACTAAATGACTCATCTTTTGCGGTAAAAGTAAGAGCAGAAATTTCAGAACTGATTGGGCCAGATGGACAAGACCTAGCAACTAATGAGTTAGTCATTGCAACAAGGTTGGCTAACACTTCTAGAGGTAATTTAGAAGCTTCCAGAGAAACAATGAATAAACAGCTAGGCACCATGGGTGGTAATGCAACTGAGGGCGGAAGAGGTACAAACGCCGCACTAAGTGTTCTTGGTACTGCTGCAACGGGTGCAATTGCTGGAGCAATGATTGCAAGCGTTATCCCAATTCCAGTAATAACCCAGCTAGTTGGTGGTGTAGTCGGAGGAGCCATAGGACTTATTGGTGGCGTTGTCGGACAATTGTCAATCATGGAAGGCATGGCTAAAAAAGCAGGAGCCTATTCGGGAGCCTATGTTGCGGACATGTCCATGGCACTGCAGCAACAAAATGAAATCATGGCAGTCTTAGATCAAAACTATGCAAAAAAACTTGATGAGGCGGCTGCTGAAGGAGATATTACTGAATACAAGAGGCTACAGCTAGAGTATGACGAAAAAAGGTTAGCTCTTACAGAAGTCTCAGCTGAACTGAGCAATGACATGATTGCTCAATATGATGAGATGCTAGCTACTGGTAACAATGCAGGTGCCGAAGCTATCATGAGCGGATTAAAAAATGCGGCTGATGTAAAATTTGCAGAAGATCCAACCTATGCATTATACAGAGATTCTATTAATGCATCGATAAAGGCTGGCACAGACTCTGGTGCAATTACTGGTGGTCAAGAAATTCGAATAAGAACAGAGCTTTTGTCTGGTATGGATCCATCCACACTAAACACACTTTTAAACTCAGGAGATATTTCTAAGGTAGTAAACCTTATTACAAATCTTGGTGGCCCAATGGCAACAGAAGTTGGAATGGTTGCCAACATGATCAAGGATGAAGAGCTCTCGGCAAAATTTATGCTAAGGGTAGAAGAGGCTGGCACTGACTCCGTAGAGGCACAAAAACTAATTGATCTTGCAGCTACCATGCAGTCTCTTGGTGGAGAAGGTGTGATGGAGAACAGCATTAACACTATCTTTAGTGCTGTAATGGATGACTCTATGGCTTCTGCAGAAATAACTGAAACAATAGAAAGCTTAAAAGCGAATGAAGTAGAGACTGTAGAAAAAGTTTATGAAATCCTTCCAGAGTTTAATGTTGATGGAGAATATGCAGAAGCATTCAATGAAGAATACTTTGCAACTCTACAATCAAATGCACAAAGAGAAACTTATGTTTTAGCTACTAAATTAATTATGGAAATTCCACAGGCCGAGCTAATTGCTTCCCCCGACTTTATTGCTTGGACAAACGATCGAGGAGCAAGATACGGACAATTTCCAAAAGGCGGATCTTTAGCTCAGTGGCAACAATGGTATGCAGACGACATGGCACAAAAGGTTACCACTAGCGGTGTTGTAATGGCTGGAAGGGCAGCAGAAGAGCCAGAAGATACTGGTGGCGGTGGTGGAGGAGGTCCAGCAGCATCTCCGCTAGACGATATCTTAAAGAAGCTAAGAGATGTTCGTAAGAGCCAAATTGGAGTTACAAAGGGCTTTGACGCATCGTCTGCAGCTATAGATAAGTTGTTTGGTGGAGATAAGGGTATCAATCTGTTCAACGGTCTAGAACAAAGCATGAGAAAGTTTGGTGCTGGAGAAGACCTCATCAGCGTTATAGCTGGAATGGACCCAGAAGAGTTTGAGAAAAAGAAAAATCTTCTATTCAATTTTGATAAACAGACTGGACAAATTATTGGATTTAAAGACAAGCTTAAAAATATTGGAGAAGCCCTATCTTCAATTGCCGTGGGTGAATATGTTAATGACCAACAGAAGGCTGCACAAGAAGCAAAAAACCAAGTAGGTGCTTTTAATGAACTTAGGGCTGCTGGCTACTCAGTTGCAGAAGCTTACGAAGCAGTACAAGATGCCGAACTTGCCGCTGCACTTGTTAGCGGTAATGTAACAGCTGCCCAAGTGCAAAAAATGCTAGAAGAAAGAAAGAAGTTCTTAGAGGAACAGAAGAAGCTTGCAAGGCTTACTCCAGAAGGTTTGCAAGAGGTATTTACTGAGGGCTTTAACAAAGCCATGGAAGCTTTTGAAGCCGAAGAAAAAAAGCTAACTCTAGAGTTTGATCTTAAAGTTAAAGACGATCAGGCGGCAATTACCGCAGCTGAAAATGAAATTGCAAAAATTAGGTATGAGATTGATGATTACGAAGCATCTCTTCGTGGAGTAGAAGATCAAGAAAAAGCAATTAACAAGACTTACGACGAAAAACTAGAAGCCCTAGAAAAAGTTCGAGTAGCTAATCAAAAGGTTCTAGACCAAGAAAAGGGTAAGTTATCTGTTGCAGAAGCTATTTCTCGTGGTGACCTGGCCGCAACTGCAAGGGCAGCCCAAGACCTTAGAGCAACATCTGCTTCTGGATATTTCTCAAGTCAAACTGATGCACTAAATGCTGGAAGGCAGTCAGCACTCGATCAGGTTAGAGGAGAAAACGGTCTATCTAGAGTTGAAATAGAAGAAAGAATTGAAGAGCTTACGAACAACATTTTTGAAATTGAAGAAAAGACTTTGGAGCCAGCTCAAGAAAGAGTTAGGCTGGCACAGGTTGAGTTAGACAAGAGAATTAAAGAGCTAGAGGTTTTGGGCAAAACAAAAACCGAGTGGGAAACAATCAAAAATAATATTGATATAGCTAGAGTAAACAGTGCTGGCTATAAAGATGCAATGATAGAGGCCCTAGAAGAAGTTCAAAACATTCAAGATCTTTGGAATGAAATTGAAAAACCAAAGGAAACTGTTTATACAGTAAAGACCGTTAACGAGGGCCAGGCTTCTGGAGGAGGCGGAGGCGGAGGTGGCGGAGGCGGCACCACCCAAGACCCATTGGATCCAAAACTTGACACCCCAGCAGCTCAGGCAAATAGGATTAGACAAGCATTAAATAACGCCACCACTGCCCCTAAAGTTTCAAAGGCACTTAGAGACGCAGCTGGAGTAACTATGTCTAATGCTGATAGAGCAGATGCATTAATAAATGCTTACCTTGCAAAAATAACAAAAGCTCAGGCGGACGCTATTCTTTCCAAGGCTGGAGTTAGTGGAACTGGCGGAGGCGGCGGCGGAGGAGCATTTGTAACGAGAAAAGCGGCTGGAGGCCCCGTTGCTGGACCAGGAACTGGAACGTCAGATTCTATTCCAGCTATGCTTTCTAACGGAGAGTATGTAATCAAAGCTTCTTCTGTAGAAAAGTTTGGAACAAGATTCTTAGATTATGTAAATAGTGGTCAGCTACCAAAATTTAATCTGGGCGGAATGGTTAAGCCTCGTCCTATGCCAGGAATGAACAAGCCAGCATTTAACAAGCCATCCCTCGGTCTTTCAAGTATGGGAATCGCTAGACCACCAATGCCACAACTTCCTTCGGGACCAAAATTTAAACTTCCAACAGATTTGGAAGTTTCTAGGGGACCTGTAAAATTGCCAGCCTCGCAACCTCCAGCAAATAACAACAGTTCAGTGTATAATTATAACTTGAGTGTAAATGTTGCTTCTCAGTCAGATCCAAATACAATTGCACAAACAGTAATGGCTCAGCTTCAAAGAGTTGAGTCACAAAGAGTAAGAAACGGTAGATTCTAATGGCCTCAATTTCCTATATGAATGGAAGAAAAAAGTATCAACGCCCTCAAGCTATGCTCTGGGCAAACAATCCAGGAACCAGCTCTGGAGGCCTATATCTTCCAAATGGATTTGAGGTAGGTCAGACACCAGCAGAATCTGAAAACCAAAACTTGTTGAACGAATTTATGGTTTTATCGGATGATAATCGTTCGCCGCTACAGTTCGACACTTTAAGAATTGAAAAAAGAGAAAGAATGATTAATGGCAGAATGCGTTCTTACCATGTTGCAGATAAGCTAACCCTATCTACCTCTTGGGATATGCTTCCATCTAGATCTTTTAAAACTAAGCCAAATTTTAATGCTAGTGCTATTCCAGACTTTAATAATGATGGAACTCCAGAACCAACATTTAGCAAAACTAGAGAAGATGCTGGATATGAATATGGTAAAAGAACTCCGCAGTCACCGAATAACCCAAGCGATAATTCTTTTGTTGAACTGAAATCAACTCCAACAATCTTTGAGTTGCAAGATACAACTACCTACTCAGATCAATTTACCTCCGACGGTGGGGCAGGGGGAGTAGAGCTGCTTGAGTGGTACAGCACTCACCAAGATTCTTTTTGGGTATACCTATCCTATGATAAGTATACCAACTTTTCAGAAGAAGACGAAAACAGATACAACAGGCTCGGACAGTATAACGAAATTATAGAAATGTTTATTTCTAATTTTAGCTACTCGGTTGAAAAACGTGGAGGCCTAAAGCACGACCTTTGGAATATCTCTGTAAGCCTAGAAGAGGTTTAAATGTTTCGGGATAAAGATCTAGAAAAACACCTACAGACATCTTCTACAGTAAAAACCCAAACTGCTGTAATTGCAGAATGGAACATGAACTTTTTTGAAAATATTGCAAGCATTGGAAATTATAGACACAGACCGCTACTTGGCATAGGAGAAAAATATGGATCTCTGCCAAACTTCTATGACCCAAGAGACATTGGTAATTTTTACACCAATGCAACGCAAGCAGACGTGGTAATCGACGGTGGTCTAAAAAATGATGGAGTTACTCCAGCACTTTTTACAGAAATTAAAGAAAAAGAAAACTTATTGTTTTCTTTAGAAGACTGTTTTGCAAAGTTTAGACCAAGGTCTGGAATCAACAAGCTTAGATATGGCATCACTGGTAAGTATCTTCACCACAGTGGAACGGATATGTTTAACCGTCCTAGATATTACATGCCAGACAAAAACGACAAATTTAAGTATTGGACATCTTATAGAACAGAGGATGGAAAAGAATATGGAATTGCAAATAAGAAAGTAAACGAAGAATTTCACATTGAAGATGCTGCTCCATATGTTGTATACAAAGAAGAAATTCCTGTTAACAGGATTGTTATTAAAACTCAAACAAATGTTGGCGATATAAACTTAGGACCATTTTCTGGACCATCTGGAACTTTTGCAGATCCATTTTTTGGAGAACAAAACAAGACAACTCCTGTAAAGTGGAAAGTTCAGTATCTAAAGAATAACGACTGGGTAGACGCTATCTCCTTTAATAGAGCTTCAATCAGAAGCAATGGAGAGCCAATCTTTTCTTCTAACGGTTATGTGGAAATAGGTTATGGACTTATTGTTCCAGAAATTTTTAGGGCTAACTTTTTAAATAATGGTGTTGTCGCATCTATAACAGTGCTTCCGCTAAGCAATGAAGATGGACAGGCCTATCTAGTAAGAGAAAATGAAGATGACCTTGGAAAGTACTACATCTGGTTTAATGGAGAATATAGGCAGTTTGCTCCAAAGTATGGGTGGTATGTTGTTGATGAAAATGTAGACCAGCTTACAAACTTTGTAACAGATACAACTAATCCAAAAAGATATACTGCTGGTCAGCTAGGGGCAACAGACTATGAGGAGTTTGTTTTTATATCTGGAATTCGAGTTGTTGTAGATACAATGAACAAGGTCGGATCTACCTTTGATCTAATCGAGCTTTCCCCAAGACTAACGGTAGACATAACTGGAAAGACAACTTCTTATTCCGTAAATAAGAGCTCTTCAGACTTGGGTGTAAGCGGACTACCAGTTGGCCAATTGCTGGCCTCTACGGGCCAGCTGACGCTGTTTGACTATGACCAGGCCTTTAATCCAAACAATGCCTGGGACCCAGAATCTGGGACTGGAAGCCTTGTATCAAAATATATCAATAAGAACATTCAGATAAAGATTTATGAGGTTCTTCCCGACGTAGAAGTTTTGAATGATCTTGGTAACACAATAAAGAAAAGCTTTTATGTGCCAATTAAAACATTATACTCAGAGTCTTTTCCGCAGTCAAATTTAAAAACAAGGCAGCTTGACATACCACTTAGAGACCTGTTTTTTCATTTTGAATCTCAGCTAGCTCCAGAGCTTTTGATTCCAAATGCATCTTTGTCCTACATTCTGGCTTTGCTTTTTGACAGTATAGGTTTTAGCAACTATTCTTTCAAGAGGGTCCTTGGAGAAACCGATCCTATAATTCCATATTTCTTTGTTGCACCAGGAACAAATATTGCAGAAGTTCTGCAAGATCTTGCTAGGGCAACTCAAACAGCCATGTACTTTGATGAGTATAACAATTTTATTATGATGAGTAAAAACTATACTCTTCCGTCCAATGATGAAAGAGAGTTAGACATAACTCTTGTTGGGGCAAATAATGACCCAGCTGTACAAATTATAGACCCAAATCAAATTATTGAAAAAAGAGTTCTTGAAAATATTATAGACATTAGCTCTGTAGACAATGACGTCTATAATGATGGAAAGATAAGTTATGTAGCTAGATATATTAAAAGAGAAATGGGATCTATTAAACAAGCCTATCAGGCTGATAAAAATGTTTCTTGGATATATAGCCCAGCCCTTTTGTGGGAGGTAGCTGGAACAGAAAATCTAAAGCCTAGAAATGGCGAAACTTCTACTGGAGAAAGATACGCTCTAGCGGCCATTCCCTTAAACTCAGATTTAAGCTCTTTAGTTCCAAGAGTTGAAAACCATGAACTAGTAAATAACATTATTGATTTTGGTGATGGCATCTTGTATATAGGTAGATATTCTGGATACTTCTATTCTAGCGGAGAAATTATTAAATATGATGCCGTAGAATATAACGTTTCCGTTTTGCCATCATCAGTTCTTAACTCTGGATTTACTGGTGGAAATGTTTGGATTAGCTCTCCAAAAGAATACGAAGATTATTTTTCAAAACTTTCTTTCAATGGCAAAATTTATCCAACTGGTCGTGTTAGAATTTATGCTGAGCCAAACTATGAAACTTTTAATGACATAACAAGAATGTCTAACGGAGAGGTAGCCAAGCATGGTAGGGGTCAGTTTGGAACAGATATTGTTGAGCACAAGGCAGGATTAAATCCATATTGGTCGGACAACAACAATGTTTATGGCTGCTCTATGAAGTCAAAGTATTTATTTGGAAACTCTTCTTTTGGCGGACTAACTGGTATCGGTAATGCTGGAGTAAACAAACCCTTAGCTACACGAAGCTCTAGGTCTGGACTAATAAAAAACTTTTTGGGGTTCTCCTATAATGAAGAAGATTCTAGAAAAAACAAGCTGTCATCTTCTTCAGAAACAGTACAGTCGTCAGCCCTTTCATTTAATGGTCCAGCTTTTTCTGCTCAAGAATCTCCAATAGATTTTATTTCTTATGTTGGCAAACCATTAACAGGATCCTTTAAACATTTTGGAACTAGGATGCGAGTTATTGGAAAAATTGAAAAAAATGAAAATTCTATTCAAACTGCAGCAGGAGCAACAACTTATTACAACGTAGCAACAAAAACTCCACAAAGCAACCCAGCAGTTTCTGGTGGCGGAGGCGGTATTGCTGCCCTTCTTAATCCAGAAACAAACAACGGATACTACTTTGAAATTGCAGCACTTTCAGAAAGCAACGTAGATAAATATACAACTGCGGATGGAGTGTCAAACGTATTCTTTTATAAGTTAGTAGAAAACCAAAGCTATGACCACAGAGTAACAAGTAACTTAATAGGATCTTATGCTTCTAATCAGCTATCTTCTGCGGTCAACGCATCACTAAACCTATTGATTGACGGTGTTAAGGCGGGGGATAGAGTGCTTTTAACCAATCAGCTAAACCCTATTACCAATCAGCCTAAGCCAGAAGAAAACGGATACTACGCTGTAACAGATGCTGGTGGATCCAATATTCCTATTACAGTAACTGGTCCAAAAACTTTTACAGTTCCTATTTTAACAAACAATACATTGCCAGCATATGTTTCTGGAGGAAGCGTTATTGAATATCTTTCAAAAGAAAAAGGTGTTGCAATTTCTGGAATTACTAAGGATTCCCTACTAATAACCTATACTACTGCTGAAAACCATGGATTGTCTACTGGAGATTTTGCTGTTGTTTCTGGAGTTAATCCAGCAAACTATGACATAGCACCTCCTTCAAAATGGGTTTTGACTAAAGACGAAGCAGCCATACCAGTAAAACTCTGGAGTGGATTGTCAACAATAGTTGTAGACAACGGAAACTTTGCTGGCCAGGCCAGAGTAGTTGCAGAAGAAGTTACTACCGTATACGATTTAGCCTTAGAGTATGAAGACTTTGCCTCTGGAGTTAGAAGATTCTACCTATATCTAAATGATTCTCAAATTGCAACTGTAGATGATACAGATCGACTTCCAGTTTATAACAACATGGCCCTATTCGTCAGGGGTAGCTCGTCTTGTATGTTTGAAAATGTTTATGCCTTATCAAACAATTATTCCAAGAACTCAAGTTTTGCTTTAGAGCCAGTTGCAAATTCAGTGTTTACTAATAAAACAAGTATAAATGCAAATGAATCTTTTAGAAAGTATGCCATCAATGGAATTGTCCAGCCAACGTATCTCTCTGGTATTAGTGCTTCAGAGGGTCCAAAGTATAAAATTTTCTACGAAGAGTTTGGAACAATTATGAGAGAGGCAGCATACTTTGACATTAAGTATGACAAGGCCTATCCAGCATTATACGCAACGATTTCTCCAAACGTGAACAATGTTCGGGGATACACTGTTTCTGGATTCTTTGCTGGAGCATATGGAGCAGAGTTCTTAATCTTTAATGCTACAGACACGTTCTTGTTTTTAGACGAAACTGTGGGAAACTATTTAAGAATTCAGGGTGTAACTTTTACACAAGATTCCAGACACGAACTGACCGTAGATGAATACTTTAACAAAAGATCAAATTTTTCAGACCCAATTATAAATGAAGACAATACAGTTTTATCACCAAACAAGCAAAAAGAATTGTTTAATGATATTAAGAATAGCAGGATTACCTATGGGAAAAACGAATTTTCAATAGACTCTAGCTACATACAGAGCAACGATGATGCAACAAGTTTAATGGAATGGCTGATTTCTAAAATAATGAAGCCAAGAAAATCTGTCGGTGTAAGTATTTTTGCAAACCCAACAATTCAACTAGGTGACTTAGTCTCTATAGACTATTCCGAAAAGAATGCTGCTTTGGTTGTTGACCCAAACAAAAAGTTTGTAGTCTACAGTATAGAATATAAAAAAGATAGTAATGGTCCTATGATGACAATTTATTTGAGTGAGGTGTAATTATGGCTGTTGGTGGATATAGGCCTCCCGCTAAAAAATCTCCTGCTCCTGTGTATAAACCGCCAGTGGTAGCAGACAGACAGCCACCGCAAAAAACTAAGGCTCAGGTGGAGCGTGAGGAGATGGCTGAGTATGAAAGAAAGCAGTGGATCCTTAAAAATGGTCCGAGGAGTGCAGATGCTTTGGAAGCTTGGCTTAAGGCTCCAGCTTTTAAGCCAGCCCCTGCAACACCAGCTGCACCAGCACGACCATCTGCACCATCACGACCATCTGCACCAGTAGTAGACGACAGAGCAGACCAAGCAGCTAGAGAAGCAGCTGCCAGGGAAGCAGCCGCAAGAGAAACAGCAAGAAGAGAACAGGAAAGAAGAGAGGCTGAAAGAAGAGCTGAGGAAGCAAGAATTGCAGCAATTGTTGCAGCCCGTCCAACAGTTCCAAAATACTTAGCAAGCACATCTGTTCAGCCAGTAAAGTATGCCTCTCCAGCAGACGTTTTAATACAAGAAAGTACTTTGCCAGTAGACCTGATCCTAAAGCAAACCCTAGAAAAAATCGGGGGGCTAGAGTTAATTAGCCTTGTTAGACATGATACTGTTAATGGACAAGAGATAGCATATCAGCCAGTAAAAAATCTGTCTCAAGTAGAACGCCTGTTTGGCCCACAAAACATGGTAAAGATTCCAGATAGCTCAGAGATTTATTTTAAAAACTTTGCCATAAAGCTAGAGGCTCATACACCTCAGTACGACCCTGATGTGATATACATAGACATGATATCTAGAAAAAATAACGTCTTTTTTGATGCTGTTAACAATAGGATTGTTATTGAGCTTGTAAACTTAAAGCCAGACTACGAGGTTGAGGTCCAAACAGTCTCACTTGGAAAGGTTTTTGATGATACAATATATGATGAGGATGAATCATGATAACAAATACTGGTAAAAATCTATTAGCAAAATATCTAATAGGTCAGGCACCGTCTTATGCATCGCATATTGCCATTGGTTGTGGTCCAAAGCCAAAGGCCATAGACTACATTCCAACTAGCGGAGATCTTGAGGCAATATCGCTTAAAAAGAATTTGGACTTCGAAATGTTTCGTGTTCCGATTGTTTCAAGAGGATATGTAACAGAATTAGATGCATTTGACAATCCAATCTCTAAAATTGTTTTAACGGCAGAGTTACCAACAATTGAGAGATATGAGATTACTGAAATTGGAATCTTCTCCTCTGGCTCAAACCCAACAGCTGGTGCTTATGATAGCAAGCCTGTTTATTCTTTTGCTAGAACTGAAAACTGGGAATATCACGATGAAAATTCAGCAATAACAATTCCTCCAGTTACAGACGCACTGGGAACATCTGAAGATCCAGAAATAATTGCTCCACCAGGCCTTGAAGTTTTTCAAACTAACGCAGACAATAAGACCTTGCTTAATGAAGTCAGGTTAGCAAGGTATGAGTCTTGCAGATACCTAAATAACACAATTTTTATTCCTGGAGACTCATCTAGCTTATCTATGAGTGGTTCTAAAATGGTTGCAGGAACTGGATCTAATCATATTCACTTAACTGGAGCGTCTCTGGACTTTAATAAAAATGCAGCATCCGATGAACTTAGGCTTGCCTTTTCTGTTGTCAGTAAGGACGCTCTTGAAAGCTTACAACCATTTAGAGTAAAAATTCTTATTGAGTTTGCAGATTCTGATGCAACATCGTCTACAAATTATGCTCAGTTTCAGGTAAACGTTACAAATGCCCAAAAGGGTTTTTCTACAAATAGATATGTGGTAGAAACAAGAAGTTTGGAACAGTTAGTAAAAAGTTCTTCCTTTACTTGGAACTCTGTTAACGTAGTAAAAATCTGGGCATCTGTAGAAGACTCTGCAGGAAATCCAGATCCTAAATTCTATGTTGCATTAGACGCATTAAGACTAGAGAATACAACAACCGTCAACCCGCTATACGGAATGTCTGGATATTCTGTGATAAGATCACCAGACTTAAAACCAATTGTAAAGGTTGCTAATACCGCAAATCTAGTAGAGTTTAGGTTTGCCCTAGACGTTGACTTGGGTATGGGAAATGACAGTTAAAAAAGTAACTATTGAAGAGAATCAGTTACCGCCTTTGTCCCCAGATGGAAAGTACCTATTAAGATACAGAATCATTTCTGAAGATAAAAATAGAACTTCTCATTGGTCACCAATTTATTCTATAGATGCAACACCATTTATTGATAGCGTTTCTTCTAATATTGAAGTAACTAACACAGGAATAACCGTTAGCTGGGGAGACGATAATGGCAGATCAGAATACGACATATTTGTTAGCTATGGAACTTTGTCTGGAGGAGTTACTACCTATGAGCCTTATTCTTATCATGGATCCTCCCCCATACACTCTTACTCTTTTTCAAAAAAGCCAGGCCTCTACACCAGTATCCAGGTAGCGATACAGCTATCTGGAATAGAAAAAATTAGAAGCACAGTATTAACAATTTCGCAAACCTCTAAGGCCCTGCAGCCTACAATTGATGGCGGTAGTGCATGAGTTACTTAATACAAGTTAGAAGAGATACTGCCGCTAACTGGTCATCAAAGAACCCAGTTCTCGTAGCTGGAGAAATAGCCTTTGAAACAGATACTAAAAAGGTTAAGATTGGTGACGGAACTACCGCCTGGAACTCGCTCTCTGACATAGGAAACTTTATTTCTACTTCACTTTTAACAGCTGGTGGAACATTTACTGGAAATGTTTATGGACCCACAATTACACAATCCCATAATTATGTTTTAAATAGTGCTTTTGATATCTGGCAAAGAGGAACTAGCTTTTCTTTTGGCTCAACAGTCTACAGTGCCGATCAGTGGAGGGTAGGGAGGTCTGGAAATACAGCCGATGGACTTATAACTCGTTCAACTACAGCACCAGTAGGATTTGAGTATGCAGCTCAGGTTAGACGAGCCAATGGAAAAGATACTGCTGGAGCAATTCAGCTAACTCAAGTATTTGAAAATCTTGGAATTTCGTTAGCTGGTAAGGTTATAACTTTAAGTTTTTATGCTATGCGTGGAAGTGACTATAGTGCTACAGGAAATGCCCTGACTTTTGGTATTAACTCTGCCAGCCCTGCCCCATCTGTTGTAGCTTATGCAACTGGCGGACTGCTGCTTAGCTCTAACGCAGATTATAATTCTCAATCTTCAACAGCAACCTTAACCACGTCTTATCAAAGATATTCAGCTACTTTTACTGTTCCAGCTACAGCTAATGCTTTTCAAATCTTTTTTAGCTTTACTCCTGGGACAAGTGCCTCTGGCACAAATGACTTTTATAGAATCGCTGGAGTTCAGCTAGAAGAGGGCCCCGTAGCAACTTTTTATAAACGCAACTCCGCAAACGTGCAGGCTGAGCTTGCAGCTTGCCAGCGGTATTACTATCAAATTGGCGTTAATGGAATTAACTTTAACTATCAAGCCGATCCAAACGGTTTTGGTGCATCAAATTTTATAAACTTTCCTACAATTATGAGAATAGCTCCAACTGTTTCTCTTAATTTTACAAACACAGATAATGCTGTAAATGCTGGACCACTCAGTATTTCTCCTTTGGGTTTTATATCAAGAGCTTACAGGGGCAACGGAAGCTTTAGCTATTTTGCTTATCAAATTGGATTTACAGCATCGGCGGAACTATGACATATATGAAAATGGCACAAGCCTTTCCTAACGAAACAATAGTTTATGAAGAATCAGTTGTTAGACTATTAGATAATGCAATTATTCCTTTTGCTGAGGGCAACAGGGATTACGAACAATATCTTGCCTGGCTTGAAGAGGGCAATAGTCCCATAGACTTTGACATCAATCTATTGCAAAACAACTAGATAAGTGGTATAATTAGCTATGGCCAGAATACCGACACCAGATAGAGGACAGCCTCTAGACGTAACTTATGTATATCAAATAGTTGAGGCGATTAATGACCTGTCGTCACAAATGTCTTCTGCAAAATATAAGTATGCATCTATTGATACCTCAGACGGTAACGAAAGCACCTTGTTGACAGACACAAAGGTTGTTGCTGGCTCGATAGATATTTACTCTACTCTAACAGCGGTAACAGCAGAGACTCTTCCAAAAACTTTTACATACTCATTTAAGGGTGAATATAAATACCCACCAATCGTTACTGCCACACCAGTCCTTCTCGAAGGAACCTCTGCTGGTCAGGATGTATCAGTTGTCATTCAGAGTATAACGAACGGATCCGTTACTGGTTTTGTTAAGTTTAATACTGGAGGATCTGTAGCACTTAAGGTTCACCTTATTGCTGTAGGTATTCCAAACTAACAATGACTAAGAGGCATGGCCAGGTAGACATGGCAGAGTATAATGCTCTTCCAGTTATACCAGGGAATAAAAAAGTTTGGTTCTTAAACGGTGAACTGGTCAGGGTTCATCACCTAAATAAATCCAACGGAATTATGTCTGTTTACAATATTGTAAAGGATAGAATTGAAAGCTGTTTAATTTCTGATTTTAAAAAGAATAGGCAAAGAGCCTATACCGTAGGACAAACGGCAGAGCTTGTAAATCGTCATAAGAAGTATATGCCCAGTCTAATGAAACGTGAAATTATTCCACACCCAACTGGTTCACAAAAAGGCGGGGATACAGGTTGGCAGGTTAGATCATACTATTCAGAATCACAAGTGAAAGAAATTCGTGATATACTAGCTACCTACCACATGGGTAGGCCAAGAAATGATAAGTTAATTACAAATGACATAACCCCCAGTCGACAGGAGTTGACAAGGCGTATGGGAGATGGTATACTGACTTATACGAAGACAGAAGATGGAAGGTTCATTCCTATTTGGTCTGAGTCCATTTAATAGAAAGATATGGGTATGGAAAACGAAAACACCAAAGTAAGGGTTGCGTTGGGATACACGCTTAACCTTGGCAACTTTCAGTCACTAAGAATTGATCTGGAAGTGTCAGACAGCAAGCGAGATAGTGAAAACACTAGCGAAGCTTTTGAGCGTGTCTATGAATTTGTAGAGAATAAGCTAGCAGAAAAGGTTAAAGAAGCCTCTTCTGAAATCGACAGCAAGTAATGGCTGATCGTAAATACCGAATGGCTCTGCTGAGTAGGTATAGCAAGTTCCACAAGGCAAGGTATGATGAAAAGCCAATCATAAACTTAAACGTAGAACAATGGGCGGCAGATGCACTCATCGAGTCATTTACCCTAGAGGTTTGTTATGATATGCTAGAATACTACTTTGAGGTAAGTCCAAGTCCTAGTTGGAAATACTTTGCAAACTATGCAGACACAATTATAGAATCTAGAGAGAGACTAGTTCAGGACTTGAGAGAAAGATCTGAAAGACGGAAAAAGGCCAAGGAGTGGTTAAGTGAGTAATGTAGAAGCTAAGCTGATATCTGCAGTATTAAAAGACAAGCAGATTCATGTTTTGCTGCAAGCAAACGTGGAGAACTTACTACAAACTCATACCGATGTCTGGCAGTTTATTCGTAAATATTCTGAGATAAATGGATCAGTTCCTCCAACAACCCTAGTCATAGAAAAGTTTAGAGACTTTGCGACCACAGAAGACGTAGGCTCAACAAAGCATCACCTAGAAGAATTGCAGGCAGAGTATCTTAACTCTAGCCTAAAAGATATCCTAATGACAACAGCTGCAGACGTACAGGGTGGCAAAGGTCCAGAAGCTCTAGAAGATCTAATTACAAAAACCTCAGAGCTAAAAAAGAATACGGCAGTTATTCGGGACATTGATGTTACAGATATCGATTCTGCCGTGGCCTACTTTGAGAATGTTCAAAAACAAAAAGAGCTAGGCATTCTTGGAATCAAGACTGGTCTTCCAGGATTTGATAACTACCTTCCCTCTGGAATTATGCCAGGACAGCTAGGAGTCTTTCTTGCCTATCCAGGTATTGGTAAGTCTTGGCTTTCGCTTTACTTTGCGGTACAGGCATGGAAGCAAGGCAAATCTCCAATGGTAATCAGCCTTGAAATGTCAGAGACAGAAGTTCGCAACCGTGTATTTACTATCATGGGCGAAGGGCTTTGGTCACACCGTAAGATAAGCAATGGTGAAATAAATATTGAAGATCTAAAGCGTTGGCACAAGGTCAACGTTGAGGGTAAGCCAGAATTTCATATTATATCCAATGATACTGGTGGAGACATTACCCCATCAGTTCTTCGTGGAAAGATAGATCAGTATAAGCCAGACTTTGTAATTGTTGACTACCTACAGCTAATGAGCCCTAACCAAAAGTCAGATAACGAAACCGTAAGAATGAAAAACTTGTCTCGTGAGCTAAAGCTTATGGCTATTGGAGAAGAAGTTCCTATTATGGCTATCTCATCTGCCACACCAGATGACGTTACAAAGCTTGATACGGTCCCTACGCTGGGTCAGACTGCTTGGTCACGCCAGATTGCTTACGATGCTGACTGGGTCTTAGCAATGGGTAGAGCAGCAAATAGTGATATCCTAGAATGTGTTTTTAGAAAGAATCGTAATGGCTTTATGGGAGACTTCCTGGTTCAGGCAGACTTTGATAAAGGTTGGTACAAATATAAGGACTATGAAGATAAGTAGTTATAATGGATTATGGACAATTTACACCATAAACCAATTAAGAGTTTTTCTCTAGATGGAAACATCTACGATGACTCCGCAATTGCACGACTAAAAATAGAATACATAAAACTATTACTGATTGAGATGAAAACTCTGGGGTATGTGCCAAGACTAGACATTGACCCAGACTTCACAATACGGTATAATAAAGAAGTACAAATATTTGAATTTAAATTAACGACATATGGAACATACGTAGGAAAGAAAAAAGTAGAGTGGATAATAGGACTAGACGGAACAAAAGTAATCTATACACAAAAGAGCAAGTTAAAAGAGTTCTTGCGGGATCGGGTATAGAGGTTCAGTCTGAGGTTGATTCTGACTTTATAATCTTTTGCCCATTTCACAATAACCATCGCAGCCCCGCTGGAGAAATTGATAAGAAGAGTGGTATATTCTACTGCTTCTCTTGCCACAAAACATCAGACTTTGTAGAGTTTGTAATGTTTACCTCTGGAAGAACATACTTTGAGTCAGTTCGCTTTATTAAAAGCAAAGAGCAAGAAACAGATCTTGAACAAGAAATGACAAGACAGCTGCACGTTAAGCAAGACTATATTCCTTACGATGAGCTGCAAGTCAAAAGACTTCACCAGCAAGCCATGGAATCTCCAAGAGCAACCACATACTTTAATGGAAGAAAAATCAATCAAGACTCTATGGTTAAGTTCGGCCTAGGGTTTTCAGAAAATAAAGACATGGTCACTGTTCCAGTTCATTCTCCAGACGGAATCCTTCTAGGCTTTGTCGGCAGATCTATTGAGGGCAAGGAGTTTTTAAATACTCCAGGATTGCCAAAGGGTAAAACTTTATTTAACATAAATCGTGTAAAAACTGCGGAGCAGGTTTATGTGGTAGAATCTTCTTTCGATGCAATTAGGCTGGATCAGGTTGGCCTTTCTGCTGTGGCAACGCTAGGGTCGAATGTCTCTGGCATGCAAATAGAACTTCTTCAGAAATACTTCAATAACATTATTGTTATTGCAGATAACGATGAAGCAGGCGGTAATATGAAAAACAGGCTACTAGAAAAGCTTGGATCTCGTGTTTCCGTAATACAACTAGATAATAAATACAAAGACATTGGTGATATGTCGGACGAAGACATAAAGTCATTAGACTTTAAGTTTGACAACGCTATTGCTAATATGCTAAAATAAAAAACAATAAATAAAATAGGAGAAATAACATGAGCGTAACTAAGGGACTAAAAGACATCAACGCCCTGCTTGACAAACCAAAGTATGAAGGAACTGGAAGCAAGGTTCGCTGGCTAAAACTAGCTGACGGACAGGCTGTAAAGATTCGTTTTATTGAAGAGCTAGACGAAGATTCGTCAAACTATGATCCAAAAAGAGGTCTAGCTATCGTAGTAAAGGAACACACAAATCCAAAGGACTACAAGCGTAAGGCTGTAGACACAATGGAGACAGAAGGCCGTGACTGGGCAGAAGAGATGCACCGTAAAGATCCAAAGGCTGGCTGGAAAGCACGTCTTCGTTTTTACTGCAACGTCCTAGTCGACGACGGAATCGAAGATCCGTATGTTGCAATCTGGTCTATGGGTATCAGCAAGCAGTCTGCATTCAACACAATTCGTGAGTATGCACTAGAGA